TGATTATCCAATTTTTGCAATGACTGCTAAAGACGAACTTACAATAAAAACACCAGATGCATTACTTAACGGACAAGCAACAGTTAGTGTAATTCAAAGTTGTGTGCCTAATATTAAAAATGCTTGGCATGTTCCAAGTATTGATGTTGATGCTATTTTAATAGCTATTCGTATTGCCACATATGGTGAAAAGATGGATTTAACATTTAATATAGAAGAAATTAACGAAGAACGTACATTTGAAGTTGATTTAAGAACTGTACTGGATCAATTAGTTAGTGAGCCATACGAAAATATGATTAATACAGATACAGTTCGATTTGAAATAGCACCTCTTTCTTATAAGTATTTTACGCAAATAGCAATGAAGTCGTTTGAAGAACAAAGATTATTTGCAGCAGTAAATGATGACAGTCTAACTGACGAAGAAAAATTAGAAAAATTTAACGAAAGTTTTAGTCGTATTACAGATCTAAATATCTTTAATGTTACACGAAGTGTAATAGCTGTACAATTTCCAGGAGAAGATACTGTTACACATGCTGGTCATATAGTAGAATTTTTTAATAATACTGATAAATCAACATACAAAACAGTTATTGAACATCTAGATGCACAAAGAAATAAATTCACAGTAAAACCATTTAAGGTAACGTTACTTCAAGAAGATATTGATCAAGGAGCACCTGAGGAAATATCAATACCTATAACATTTGATCAATCAAATTTTTTCGCATAAGGATCTCAAGATGGTCCCTTGACAAGATTCTTGAAGAGGTTGAGATCCTAGAAGGCCAAAGCAAAGAATTAAAATTTCATCTAACAAAATTATCATGGCACATGCGAGGCGGACTCACTTTAAGCGAAGCATACAATTTATCAATTGAAGATAGAGAAATTATGGCTCAGTTAATAAAAGAAAATTTAGAAACTGCAAATAAAACAGGACAACCTTACTGGTAAGTTATTTTTCATTTTCTTTAATACACTGTTCAAATTCGTGTAAACGTTTCCATATACTGATTAATTCAACAATTGTTGCCCACGACTTTACCACATATTGTAAACTGCTTTCAACTCTACCAAATGCTCTAATAGTTTGTTGCAGCGCACCTAATGTAATAGTTCCAGCAAGTATAGTTGGTCCAAGTGCAAGGTATGGCACTAACACCATACCTTGAAAATAACTGTAACGTACCATATTAAAATAGGCATAATGAAAATATGATTTAAAATGTATATCTCTTACCCAATCAAATAATTCAGCGAGAGTTTTTGGTTGTCCTGCTTTTGGATCGTCTTCAGCATGGACCAATACCTTTCGATACCCTGCTTCTCTTTTTTGAATATCATATTCAATGCCTGGTAATTTAATTCCAACTGCGGCAAGTAACAATGTACCTCCTAATGCTGTTGCTATTGCAACCCACATAAGAGAATTTGAAACTTCTCCTAGTATAGGTAAATGTGTAACTGCTGCTGATAGTCCAATTAAAATAGGAATAAAGGCAATTAATGTCATAATTGCTTCCATTAATCCAACACCCAAGTCTTCCATTATTCTAGCAAACTTAATAGTATCTTCTTGTATACGTTGCGATGATCCTTCAATAGTTCTTGCAAATCGAAGTTTATCATGATAAAATTCAACCATACTGGTTCTCCAACGGAATATCCAATGCGAAACAAAATATTTTGTTACAACTGCTACTATAATAAATTTTGCTGCTAGCCATCCAAAACTAGCTAGTGATCCATAAAACTCACTAGCACTTAGAGATCCAGGTTCAGCTAGGGCCTGTTGTAAGTTATCATAGAAACTTCCAAACCATTCATTAATTGCTACATCAATTTGCACTTGGTACCATGTAGAAAATAAAATTACAAGTGTTCCAATTATAGACCAATGCATCCATTGTCGTTGTATAAAGAACTTAAACATATTAGACTCCTATTGTTTTATAAAATCTTTTGAAGATAGTCCGCTTTGTTCGGCCATAAATAACCCCATAAACCCTGATCCATTTGGTTCAAATTCACCTGTTTGGGTAAATCCATTACGTTGGCTATTTTTAGCTTTTTCTAATTTTTTAGCAGTTTCTCGGTCATATGGTATTTGATGTAATCTATTACCAATATCATTATACGTCCAAATAAAAATAGTTTTTTCTTCATCTACTAACATTATTTCATGATGTACATATTTCCAACTACCTTCTGGATATTTTTTAACCGGAGCACCTGCCATAATAACCAACAGGTATATTAAGAAGATTAAAAAAACTGCATACGAAGGCAGAGATAATAATTTTAATAAAAATGGTGCTGTTGAATGATATACTAATATTGCTAAAAAAATACATAAAGATATTGCTAATGCTATTACAATCTCAATCATGGTGCAGCTTCTCCAGAGTGTTGGCGTAATGTCCCGCCTTTTGGTGATGGTCTAATCTTTACATTAATATCGTCATTTAAATCATAAATTTCGCCCTTTTCGTTAACCATAAAAGAAAAAACAGATTTCTCTTCTTTGAGTTTTACTGAAACTTGTTTTGATAGAACTAAACTATAAGGTTCAAGATCCATTAAATCAATTGTAACTGGTGTAGGGTATTCTTCTTCGTCGTTTTCAATTGTTGTATTATAATTGTGTACTGAAACAAAATATTCTCCAGGAACAATTGCATTTATACTAATTGTTTCTAAATTTCTTTCTACAATTTGTTCAACACCATTTATTACAAAAATATCATTGGTGTTTCCAAGATCATCTCTTTCAAGAATAATAAATGCACCATCCTTTTGTGGAAATCCAACTATAGTTTTATTTGGACCTTCAATCCAAATATCTAAATCAATTCCTGAAGTGTCTAACCATGACATTGTAATTAAAAATTCAGAACGAGGATCAATCTTACCTTCTTCGGCAACAGGATTTATAAGTAAAAATGCAATAAGAAGTAAACTAGTAAATCCAATGAGGAGATTAAATAGTAAATCAATAAATGCTATATTTGAACTATATCTCCTCATTTGAATTTTCTAACATAACTAATTGAAATTTTAAAATAATTGAAGATATTAACCCAATTAACGAAGTCATTAATGCAATGCCCATTCCAGAAGCAAGAGTTCCAATTACTTCTTTCATTGCTTGTGCTGATGTAGTATCAATGTTTGTAAATGTGGTTGTAAGTACAATAAGAAATCCAATTAATGTTCCTACCATACCAATTGACATTACTACATCAGAACAAAACCATAATAGATCATTGTTGTTATTTAAAAATTGGGCATCATACTCTGAAGTGAATTGATTTTGCCAACCTAAATAACCAATTCTAGTAGTACATAGTAAAAATATAATTCCAATAATTGCAGTAATTCGTGTTGGATCATTTGTGTATACAAAATTTAAAATATCAAATTGATATTGGGCATAAGAAATTGCTAATGCAATAATAACAATTGATGTCCACCATTTCCAGAAAGGCATATTATTCTCCGTTTTTCTACAGTTATATATGAAAAATATTTCTCAGTAATCAGTAAAGAGAATTTATAAAATTTTACTTAGGGACAACCTTCATACCAAGTTTGTCAGCTTTAGCACTCAACGCCTTGATTGCTTTATCATTAGCTGATGTTGCTGCTGGAGCAGCACCTGGAGTTGCTGCTGGAGTTTTGTTAGCACCAAATCGCCCTTTTGTTTGACTTACTCCACGATTTTTATAACCCATTTGTACTGCTGCAAGTATTGCTAGATCAATTTCTTTTGGAGTAAGAGGCTGATTAGATTGGTCTGCAGGATTACCTAGCTCTTGATTAATAGCTTTTTTAGCAGGCTGTGCAGTTGCATTATTAATCCACATAGCGCCTGCCCAAACATACTCAGCACCATCACTTGCTGTAGCTAGTTGGCCAGCACCTTTTGCAATTTTAACTATTGGATTTACAGCTTCAGCATACATGCTGTTTGGTAAAGGAATATTTGCTGCTACATTAGCCGAAGCTCGTGCGCCTGTGGCTACTTTTCCAGCAGCCTTGCCAAGAGCTTTACTAGCTTTTCCAATAGCATTTTGAGTATCACTTGATTTTTTCTTTGCATCAGCAATTGCTTTTTCGGCTACACCACCGTAACCTTTTTGATCTAGGAAATTTTCTAAATCATCAATTGTTATTTGTTTTAGACCACTGCCAGACATCCATGCTTTAAGTTCTTTTGCCATTTTATTTGCTTCAGCAGATACAGCATCACTAGCTGCTGCTGCACCAGATCCTATATAAGCACCAATTTTTTGCAATCCACGTTTTACCATACCTACAGGTTTTTCACTCAGATTTTTATCTTCAACAACAATCTCATAAACTTTCATTTTGATTAATCCTTATCAGTTATATTATTTATGATTAATGTATGAGCAAGCTCATACAAGTTTTCGCTATCGCTCAAACTATATCACTTCGTTTTATTAAATGATTAGGACAATATTACGTAGTAATATTGTAATTACTTCATGTAGATTGTTTGGTCAGACGGAACCATGCAACAGGCTCCGTCTCTCGAAAACTTCATGTGAGTTTTATTAGTCGAGACTTGGAAATAGGTATTTGACTTTGCTACTGGGCTCTAACCTTACCCAACCTACGTCGATATCATACGCTACACCGTAAATTATTAAAATTTACGCTATACCGTATTATCCCCCGCCTCGTTCCTAGTGCTAAGGGGTTTTTGTAGCATACAGCCTGTTGGACTTAACCACTCCACCGGCAACGAGCATTATCTCGGCTGGATTTTGGTTTTTAAATTGGGTCCTGATGTGCCTTTAAATTTTCTCTAAGGATACTAGATCCGCCTACACGAACGTTTATTATACCGTTATAATACTCGTCTGTTTCTAAAACTCGCCTTTCAAATTGTTCTCTTGCCTCTAAGTAAGACATTTCGCCTCTACTTTTACAAAAATATAGTATTTCTCTTGTAAAATTATCTTTGCCTAATTTTTTTACGTCTGCATTAAGTCTATCTGAACTTCCCCAGTAGTCTTTCCAGTCGCTTTCCTTAGTGCCGCGCCTTTTATTTTTTTTGCCTTTAAGTGGTGGCTTGGTAGTTTTGAATTTTGCTAGTTTTTTGCCTATGTACTTACAATTAGTTGTTTTATTTGTAATAAGATAAACAAACCCTTCATACTCGTCTGGTATTTCTGTAATTTGTTTACCTTTATATGTCCATTGCATCAAGTAGTTATATTATTCTTTTTTTTTTGATCCTTAATTTGACGAGCAACATCAGGTTTGTTATTAATTCTGCCGTCAGGTATACGATATTGTATGTAATGCTCACTAATCACGTTTCTCTGTATATGTGCAAGTTTTTTTAACTTGGATAACAGCTTTCGACATTGTATTTTTCGAGGAACAGTAGGCTTACGAAGAAATTCTTCATAAGACTTGAAATATTCCAAGTAAGTTTGTAAAAATTCTTCTTGAACATCATTTTTCATGATTCAACTATATCCACGTCATTTGAATAGGAAGTAAATCCGTTTTCTTTAATTACTTTTAAAATGGTATTTACTCTTCCAATTAGTTCGTCTTTGTGTGATATTAAGAAAATATTTTTTAACCTTGTTCTTGACATCTTCTTTAGTACAGCTACACTATTTTCAACACCAGATGCATCCATACCACTATCAATCAGTTCGTCAATAAACATTAAATTAATTCCTTGGTATAAACTTTCCCATACATCTCTAAATGCAAAGCTTAATCCAAGTATTAGTCTATTTCTTTCACCTCTACTTAAATTGTCAAAGTCTAGATCTTGACCAAGTTGTGTAATTTCAACACTTAGGTCATTTAAAAATACAACTTGATGTGGTAATCCTAACTTATCAAGATAATATGTAAGTCTATTATTAAGATACATTAGATTTTGATCAATAATTTTTTTTCTTATAAACGAATCTTTATTTGTAAGTAATTTTAACAAAAATTCCTGATGCTCCTTGATAGAATTACAATCATTTACTATATTCCAATTAATTTCTTGAATAGCAGTACTATTTAAATCATTAATTTGTGCTTGATACGGATCATCTTCGTCTTGTTTAGTTAACAAAGTTTGTTTTAAGTTGTCAACGTTGTTTCGATGTTCATATGCTTCTTTAGCAGTATCATAAAACGTAGTAGGTCTACCATTAATATCGCCGATTTTTGCAAGTGATGCAATTACTTCAGAACACTTTGTATTAATTTCTTGAGCATAAGCATTGGAATCGGCTAATTCTTTAGCCTTACTTGCTTCAATTTCGTCTTTTTTATCTTTATGCAGCTCTTGACCGCACGTATAACATGTTGCATCTTTTAAATCTGCAATATCTTTTGTTAATTTTACTACAGACTTATTAGCACGAACTAATGCTGGCTCAAGCGTACTTAATTCTTTTTTCAAAGAAAGAATAGTGTTATTATGTTCATTCCATGCAACTAACTTTTCGTGTGCTTCTAATTCTGCATCAATATCAACTTTTTCAAGATCAATTATGCCGTTTGTGAGTTTTTTGCAATCTTGTCGATTTTTACTGTTCCATGCCGACTGTCTGCTAATAAGAGCGTCGATACTTTTCCTAATCTTTTCATTACTTGACTGTATAGCGTTTATTTTTAGTGTTTCAGACTGTATTGTATCTTTAGTTTCTTTAATTTTATCTTTTAATACGCTAGCCTTTTCAGAAAGTAAAGTAATACCAAGTAATTGTTCAATAATTTCTCTTTGATCGTTAGTTCGCATACTAAGAAATGGCTCAGTGTATGTGTTTAGTGCAACAATGTGTTTAAACATGTTATGACTCATGCCAAGTAACGAATCAATATTTTTTTGTGTTTCTCTACTATCGCCTTGACTTTGATCTTCGAGATTATCAAGTTGTTCAGTATCATTGATATAAAATTTTAATATGTTAGGCGATCGTCCACGTTCAATTCGATATTTATTATTACTTTTCTCAAATGTTAATGTATCAATCATGCCTTTGTTGTTAGTTTTGTTGATTAAGTTGTTGCGTTTGATATTTGTTAATGCCTGCCCGTATAATGCATATGATAATCCGTTTATGATAGTAGTTTTTCCAGTTCCATTACGGCTTCCAGTATCGTCACCGCCTTGATCAAGGTTCTCGCCTAACACTAATGTTAACATTGCCTTGTCAAAATCAACTGCTTGTGTAACATTACCCACACTCATAAAGTTTTTAATAGTTAAATTCTTAAATTTTATCATTACAGGTCTCTATATATTTCTAATAATGTGTTTTTATTATAACTTTCGCTATCAATAGCAAGTATTTCATTACTTACTATCTCATCAACGCTTTCAAACTTCTCAATATCAACATCTGTATTAATTTCGTCAATATTTTTTTGAGGAACTAGTGTAATTTCTCTACATTTATATTCATTTATAAAAGTTTCTTTAATAAAGCTAGCTTCTTCAAAACTAATTGGCAAATCGAGCGTCACACGAAGATACATTTTGTTTTTAATAACAGTATCTTTTTGATCAATTAATTCACTTAGTTTAATGGTTCGATATTTTGGACATTCGTTCCAGTTAATGTATAATGGCTCACAACTGTTTTCTTTATCGAGAATCATCATTCCTCTATCGTCATCCCATGTATCTGCATAATTATGTGGAAATGCATTACCGATATAATGTATTTTTCCTTGCCGTTGACGCTTATGAAAGTGTCCGCTAAACACATATTCTTGATTTACAAAATGCGAAGACTTTAATTCACCATGATCGGGCATCTGTACCATTGCATTCATGTAAAATGATGGTAATTCAAAGTGTCCAAACAGATATTTGCTAGTAATTTTTGAAATTTGTGTCCATTCATCGCCAACTAGCCATGGAACAAATGCTACATCACTATCTTCGTAAATTTTGTCTATTACAGTTACGCCAGGAATATGTCTAGCAAATTCAGTTGATTTAATATCACGTCTATCTTTATAATATAGGTCATGATTGCCGGCAAACATATAAAAGTTTTTAAATGCTGCGCCTAACTTTTCTAAGCACCTAATTCCAGTGCTCATAGTTGTAAGATTTAAACTATTACGATTGTGATTCCAGTCTCCAGTAAAGATTCCAGTCTCACAACCATGTATTTTAGCTTGATCAATGTACCAATCAACATAGTCTTCGCAATCTTGATTGTGTATTCTTGAATTACCTTTTAATCCAAGATGTAAGTCAGTAAATACTGCTGCTTTCTTAAACAAATTAAACCTCGCTTATATTCTTCTTTATAATACAATAAAAGTTGTTAATTGTCAAGAAGATACTATCGATTGTTATACCTTTTTTCAGATGCTTCAAATTCACCAACACCTTGGCGTGTAAAGCTTGGATTTAAATTGTTTATTTCTAAAATATCATCTCGAATATTTTGATTACGCTTTTCGATGTTTATAACTCTTACAAATGAGTTTGTAACAGCCGCAGTATAATAAGCAAATGGATTTTGTGACTTCGATTCATCAAACTGAAGACCAATTTGTGATAATTGTAATATAGCCTGCCCCTTCATTTCGTCATTGTATGTATAACCTCGAACATTGCCTCTAGTAGCATATCTTTCACATAGTTTGATCCACATCATTGCTAGTTTATTTGTTGCTCTTCCGTGATCTTTTGAAAAGTATCCATTTTCCATCCCTTCAATCCAGTGACTTTTACCAACACATTGCAGTTCATTATTTTCGTCAAACTTATAATGCTGAAAAGGTGGAAAATTTAATTTAACTTTAGTATCTGCAATTGTTTTAGGAGTTTTCTTTCGTCCAAACTCGTCTGGAATATGATCATATGTCATAATTCGAAAGATTAGTTCTTCTTTTGTAATTTTTCTATAGTCAACTTCGCATTCAGCTAGTTTTACTTTCTTTCCTTGGGCTTTATGCCCTTCGAATATTTTTTGTGTAAGTTTTTTTGCTTTGTTTCGTTTAGCTTCTGCAATAGTTCGTATATTAATGTTGTCTGTTGCTGGCAAAATAATATCAAAGTTTGCATATGACTCGTCTATGTAACTACAAAATGAACTTTTTGATTTATGTATCTCTAACAGGATATCCTTGTTGTTTAAATAATTAACTTTTTTCATTATATCTCCTACTATATTTATTATAATATATGTACTTAATTTTGTCAACTAAATACACTGGAGAGTAGGTATAAAATGAGTTTATCTAAAATAGTTAAAGGTTTAAGAACAGTTAGGTCTGTGGTCAGAGACGTTAAAAATGTAGCAAATACTGCAAATACAATAAAAAATACATTTGAAAATATTGCAGATGGTAAGTCGTTTGTTAGTCATGGCAGAATGATAGGATTACCTTCAGGCGCTCAGTATACAGCTACATATTCTCCAATTACTCCAACTAGTCAAACATCGAGTAATGATTGGAGAGTAAGATTACATCTACCAACAGGTATTGAATTCTTCCAAGCTAATAATTCAGTATTAGCACCGTTACGAACATCTGGTAATTCAATGGTATTTCCAGCAACTCCGCAAGTTGTTGCTGCTCATAGTGCAAATTATAATACAGTACATCCTACTCATAGTAATTATGCTTTTAATACCTACGAAAATAGTTCAGTTGATGATATATCAATTAGTGCTGAATGGCCAGTTGAAAATGAAGCTGACGGAAAATATTGGATAGCCTCGACTATGTTTTTACGTGCAGTAACTAAAATGTTTTATGGTAAGTCGTCAAATTCAGGTGCACCTCCGCCTTTGGTATATCTAAGTGGATACGGAGATGTTATATATAACAAAGTTCCAGTAGTTGTAAAACAAGTATCTGTTGATTTTCCTGCTAATGTTGATTACATTAAAGTTCCTGTTGCACCAGGCTCGGTTACATTTTCAGCTAGAACTGGAAAATTTACTAATAACGACTCTGCAACGTATTCATATGTGCCAACTTTAGGAAGATTTAATATATTAGTATCTCCGACATACAGTCGGAACGAAGTTTCAAACTTTAGTTTAGATGAATTTACTAAAGGACACTATATTGGAACAAATAAAGGAATAATATAATGTACTCTAACACCAGTCCTTGGAAAGTTACGCCTTTTGAACAAGCAAATCATTTAGGATTGTATCAAAAGAGAAGTATTCCAGCACAAGATACCGATATAATATACGAAATAAAACCGCAATACACATATCGTCCTGATTTATTAGCATTTGATTTATATGGAACTCCTAAATTATGGTGGGTATTTTCTGTAAGGAATATGGACGTATTAAAAGATCCAATTTTTGATTTTAAAGCAGGAACTAGTATATACTTGCCTCAAAAAAGCTTATTATCAGCTGTAATAGGAACATAAAATGAGTTTACAACCTAATCCATTAAATCAGTTTAGATTGTACAATTATAGATTGTCTTTATCGGCAGTTACAAAAGAAGAATATAATTCGGGCAATTATCTAGATTCTGAAAGATTGGTTATTGCAAGATCAGGCGGAACACCTGCGGGTAGTGGAAATATACAAACATATACCGAAGAACAGTTAGGAATAAACGTAGAATACTTTATTGATGATTTAAATATAGAAGGATTAGTAATTCCGAACGGCGGCACAGGCACTTCAGAAGCCACTCAAATGTCATTTACTATTAGCGAACCGTATAGCATTGGGTTGTTTTTTCAAACACTAAATGTTGCAGCACTTGAGGCTGGGTTTAGAGGAGGTGCAATGGAATCGCCTTTTTTACTAACAGTTGATTTTATCGGACACACTGATACTGATACTACTAAAACTTTGCCTAAACACAGTTTTGCTATTAAAATTGTTGATCTTAAATTTAACGCTACTGCTTCGGGCTCAAATTATCAAGTTCAAGCAATACCTGCAAATCATCAGGTGTTTACAGATACATTTCAAGAAGTTAAGACAGATGTAAAAATTAAAGGTCAGTCAGTTGATGAAGTTTTATCTTTAAACGAAAATAGTTTACAAGCACTATTAAATAGTCAAGAACTAAACAGAGTTTCAAAAAATGAAAAAACAGTTGCAGACAAATATTACATTATATTTCCAAAAGATCCTACTCAAGTACAATCAAGTATTGACGGACAAAGTGCTGTAATACAAGGAGCAAGTACAAATCCTAGTAATTTTGGTGCATTATCTCCTGAAGATATTGTACCTTTTAATAAAAACAAAGTTACAGTTAATAAAACTAAATTAAATCAATCTTCAAATAAAGAAGTTGACGAATTTAACAAATTAACAGGCGGCGGATCGTATTTACTAGATGGTAAAAGAATAGATCCTACAGACAATAATTTAGATGCATTTGGCGGCTCGGGACGAGTAATTGAAAATACTAACAATAAAGATAAATCATCTAATTTTGGTGCATTATCTCCTGAAGATCAAGTTATACCCCTAGGCCAGCCAGGTAGCACCTACGACGAAGTTCCTAGCAGTATAACACCAGCTAAAAGTGTTCCAGTTCAATCTGGGCCCATTACTCGGCCCACAATAATAAATCCAAATTCTAATCAGTTTGGAAGTAGTCTAATAACTGACAATTTTCAAACAAAAGGCACTAGTCCTTTTGGAGTTGATAATCTTGTTTGGGAAAATAATGTTTACAAAAGAGGAAGCATGTCAATTGATCCCCTTAATAGAGAATTTACTTTTGCTCCAGGTACTAAAATAGAAAAAATGATTGAAGAAGTAATACTTAGCAGCGAATGGGGCGAAGGATTAATTGACATAAAGCCCGGTCCTGATAAAAAAATTGAATGGTTTAAAATTGACGGCCATTTAAAAATTATCAGTGACGACAATGGTGCTGGACGTCCGGCATATCAATTTATATTTGCTGTAATTCCTTATCAGATGGATTATGGAATTTTTGATAGTAATAATGAACAAAATTATGATGAATTAATACAAAATTGTGTCAAATCTTATAGTTATACATACACAGGTAAAAATATTGATGTATTAGATTTTGAATTTAAAATTGACAATAGTTTTTTTAGACCAATGATTGATACTCAAGCAACTGAAGACAAACACAAAGCTGGTGTTGCTTCAGAAGAACAAACAGCAATTAGTCAAAATGATGTATTACAAGTAACTGACGGGTATGAAGAAGCTGCCGGGAGAATTTTACCAAGAAGTGAACCAGTATTAGAAACTGGAGCAAAAATAAAAGGTGGCTCGTCAAAAAAAACTGATAAGAAGATTGTAGCTGAACAATTTCAATCGTTGGTTATGAACAGTGATATTGAAAATATTGTTTTAGATTTAACAATTTGGGGAGATCCGTATTATTTGTTAGATAATGATGCAGGAAATCAAAGATTTGCTTCAAATAAATTTACAACTGCTAATGGAACTATAAACACAAAATCAACCGAAGTTGATGTTCTTGTACGTTTTAACAGTGCTATCGATTATAATTTAAGAAATACACTACAAATAGATCCAAATAATGCGTTTAATGGTGTGTACAAGGTTATAACCATTAGTACAGCTCTTTCAAAAGGACAGTTTGTACAAACATTAAAGTTGTTAAGGCGCCCAGGACAAAGTGATAGTAGTGTTGAATTTTCAAATTCAATAATTGAAAATTTTACTTCAAGTCTTGATCCTAAATTTATTCCAACCATGCTTGAAAACAGAAGGGTGTTTAATAATCCAATTTCAACGTCGTTTTTTGGTAATGCAGCATCTAACTTATTTGCTGATCTTGGCCTAGGAAAAATTAATGTTCAAGAGTTAGAAAAAATTTCAGCAGCTCCGGTTATTGAAATACTAAACAAATCACAAGAATTAATTGATGTTGGTTTACAAATTCAAAATAATCTAAGAAATTCTCTGTCTTCAATTGAGGGACTTTCAGGAAAGTTAGGAATTGATATACCTAACCTTGGCACAATGGTACAAAATATTCCTGATGCAAGTCGGGCACTTAAACAAGTATCGTCAGATTTAGCAGGCGCAGTATCTGCTACTAACGCTAGCGATTTAATAAAAAATGCAAAGCCTTGGGTTAATCCTGATTTAGCAAAGCCTTGGGTTAATCCTGATTTAGGAGTACAGCAACTTAAAGAAGCAACTTCTGCCTTACAAAGTCAATTTCCTAAGGGAATAAACTCTGCATTACAGCAGGCAACAACTGATTTACAAAGTCAATTTCCACAAGGAATTGGCTCAGCATTAGAGAAAGCAAAATTATCAATTGATGGTGCTGTAATTGGAGGATTAAGTGAAATACCTCAGGCACTTGAAGGTCTGTCACAAACATATGGTGATTTACAAAGAGATTTATTAAAAAAACATAGTCAAATATTTGATGATATATCATTAGCGCCAAAATTATTAGAATCTCAGCCAATTGAAGAATTAATAAACCTTGGAAAAGCAACTGCAGAAGACTTTGCTACTAAAAATCTTTCTGGAGAACTTAATCAACTTAAAAATAATGTAATAAAGGTATTTAATTAATATGTCAAACCAAGTTAAACGTACCTCTCATAAAATACCAAGCAGCATTGGCAGCGGACCTTTTGTTGCTAAAGTTATAGGTCACCTTGATCAAACCTTTATGGGATCTTTAAAAGTTCAGTTACTCTACAGTGGTAACTCAGGAAATAGAGATTCGCAAGAATCTGAAACACGTATTGTAAAATATGCATCTCCTTTTTATGGTGTTACACCGTTAGAAAGTTCATCTGGAGACGATAATTATAGAAGTACACAACAAAGTTATGGTATGTGGATGGTCCCGCCTGACATTGGTACGTTAGTGCTGGTAATTTTTGCAGAAGGACATGCCGATTATGGATATTGGATTGCCTGTATACCAGACGATTATATGAATTTTATGGTTCCGGGAGGATATGCAGCCACTGAACTTACTACACCTGGAACTCCGCCTGAACTAATTGGAAAAAAATTACCAGTTGGAGAATACAATAAGCATACAGTAACACCTGATAAATATGACCCAACATTATACCCTAAACCGTATAACTATGATTTTACACAAATATTAGAAATTCAAGGACTGTTAGATGACGAATCAAGAGGAACTACTACATCAAGTGCAAGGCGCGAAGTACCAAGTGCAGTGTTTGGTATTAATACACCCGGTCCGTTAGATAAAAGAATAGACTCGCCAACAGGAAAACGGGGAACTAAAGATCAGGCTGCAGATGTATTTAGAAGTAGACTAGGCGGAAGTTCGTTTGTAATGGACGACGGCGATGATAAGTTTGTTAGACGCTTTCATGCATCAGATCATGCACCTGAATATCTAAGTAGAGAAAATGACGAAACTGATGGCGACGATACTATTCCTCAAAACGAACTAATTCGTTTAAGAACTAGAACAGGACATCAAATATTATTACATAATTCTGAAGATTTAATTTACATTGCTAATTCTCGAGGAACAGCTTGGATTGAATTATCATCAGATGGTAAAATTGATATACATGCACAAGATAGTATTTCCGTAATGAGTGATAATGATATTAATTTTACAGCTGAAAGAGATTTTAATGTTGAAGCTGGTCGTAATGTTAACATCAAAGCATCTGCTAGGTCGAGTGATGGAAATGCTATTGAAAATGGAGCACCAAGTGGTAGGATCCGTTTAGAAAGCACACACGATACTGAAATACACACTGGTGCAGACTCAAAACATACTATATTAGGAACATATGATATTAATGTTAAACAGGAAATGAAAACTACTGTTAGTGATAATTATAATCTGCATTCATCGACAAACATATTTCAAAAAGCTGACAGTGCCTTTCATCAAACTGCTGGACAAAGCTTATATCATACAAGCGGAAATAGTACATATAATAAATCTGGAGCATTTATGTACAATGATGCAGCTGGATCAATATATCAAAAATCAGGAATGTCAATTATTAATAGTGCAGCAAGAACATTTTGTGCCGATTCAGGAACCAGTACACATCTTAAATCAACTGGAACATTTAATGTAGATTCTAGTAGTTCGTTACATCTTAAATCAACTGGAACATTTAATTTAAAATCAGGCAGTACTTCGCATTTTGATAGCAGCGGCAAACTTAGTTTAATGTCAAGTGGAAATATTGCATTAGCTGGAACAAACGTACATTTAAATAGTGCAGGCCAAGCTACTGCTGGCGCCGACGGGACTGCTGGAACAACAGCTAGTCCAGCAATCGATGCAACAGAGCCAACAGATGCCCAGCCCATTAGTAAATTAACAACTGTAACTTTGCCTTATATGTTACCAGGAGCATCAAAGGCTGTACCATATCAGTCAATACTCACAAGAGCACCGCAACACGAACCGTGGACACATCATGAAAACATGAATCCACAGGCGTTTAAAAAAGCCAAAACCGACAGAGAATCACCTGGCGAATTACCGTCAAATGATAGAGTTCTCACTCCTGATACATTTTTAAGAAATACAATAGGTCGTTCAACTTCGGGGTACGTATACGATCCAGCACCAGGAACAGGACAAGATGGTGCAACTTCAACAGCCAAAGGAACTACCCAAGGAACAGTTAAGATACCAGAAGAGCAGGGAGATAGAGTCGGTGCCGTAGACACTAAATCAGGACCGTCTGCATTGGTTGCTAAAGTACTTGTTCCAGCATTCCAGGGATTTATTAATGATCTTGAAGCTACTGGCTATCTAATAAAAGAAATACACGGAATTTTTACTAAAAATGCATTGAGCCATCCTATTAACAATTATCATTCTATTGGTGCTGCTATTGATATCAATCCTGAAACAAATGGTTATTATTCACCAAAAAGAACAAAACTGCCAACTGACATGCCTAAAAACGTTAGCGAACTTGCTAAAAAACATGGGCTTGGATGGGGAGGCGATGCAACTGAGTATAACAATGCGATGCATTTTAGTGCTGCTAAAGCCGAAGGCGGATCTTATGATTTAAAAGAACAATTAGCAAATAACGAAATACCTTCTCTTCCTCCAACTAAAAGTAACACACCTGATTTTATTCCTGACGAGTACAACGAAGCAGCATACGGAGATACATCAGATGATTATGTTGCTAGTGATGTACAGCACAATGAAAATAATCAAGATGGAACATTCACACCCGGCCCACAATAGTAAAGGAGTAATAATGAGTAGTCACACAGTGCCGCTAGACGGCCCAGTAGAACAAAATTTAGAGTCAATGATGATGCAAACAGTCAATGGTAACATAGGGACAAAAAACGTAACTATTAACGAAAGCACAGACAATATGGGCGATGTACAAGCAGGTATAGAATTTATATATCATATGCGAGAACATTTAATAGACGTAGGTGTAGCAACAGCGTACTTGTTTGTTTGTTACACAATTTACTTGTTATTAAAAAAATATATAAAATAAGGAAAAAATATGAGCACTACTATTGAAATAACACAACAGGATAAAGCCTTATTATCATTAATTGCAAAAGGAGAATCAACTGGTGTTCGCGGAGACCCTTATACAGCACTTTGGCCAAGTACAACAGAGCCTAATTTAATTCGTATGTCTCTCAAACAGGTTAAAGATTTTCAAATTTCAAGAATTAGATCAGGTTTTAAATCTACAGCATGTGGTCGTTATCAATTTATAAAAAATACACTACTAGATGTAGTTAAGATTTCAAAGCTTGATCCTGAAAGAACAATTTTTACTCCTGATATACAAGATTATTTAATTTTATTAAGATTGAAGTCAATACGTCGATTGGATAAATGGAAAGCTGGATCTTTGATACACGAAGGAAATTCTTATTCATCTCAAGAAAATTCTGCTAATTTTCAAGTACATCTTGCAAAAGAATTTGCAAGTGTTCCGATGCCATTTAGAGCTCAAGGTCACCGTCGTATAGTAAATAAAGGACAAAGTTATTATGCAGGCGATGGCCTTAATGCAGCACACGGAAAAGCAGATGCATTTTTAGCTGGATTAATTGATATTAAAAACGGCGGAACTGGAGAAGTTACCAAAGTTGATATTGCTAATGCAGCATCATATTTGCCTGAAGGTTTCTCACCATTAACACAAGCCGAAATTCAAGCAATGGGAGGTGTACGCCGCAGAGGACAAAAACATCAAAATATGCCAGGACCTAAAGGATCATTACCTTCACCAGGAAATCCATATGGTTATAATGTAATCAGTCCACTTGATGATAGATATGATTTTCGTGTAGGTGAAAAAATAAAAGATATCTTAATTAATGGTACCGGACCACAGTCGTTGCAAGCAGGCACAGTAGCAACTGATGATCCTGGTGTATCCAATCTAACAGAAACTCAAGCAGCTGATTTAGTTAAAAAATTAGAAGTTACCGGAGGACTGTCAGGAACTGATGCAATAGATGCAGCAGCTGGAAGATTTTCATCACAAAATGAAACAGTAGCATATAGTTCGGCGCAAATACCAGATGAACTTATAACACAATCATTTAGCAACATGTCTAAAGCAATTTCAGGTGCTGCTTCGGCTATATCTTCAAGGGTACCTGATTCAATTTCAGGTGCTGCGTCCTCAGTGTCGTCGATTGTTTCATCAAGTACAAGTTCTGCTGTATCTTCAAACATATCTAATGCTGCCTCGTCAGTTACTTCAAAAATAAAATCACTATCGGACCCTACTTCGTTGCTTTCAAATAAATTATCCGGAGGAATAGCAGTTACTCAAGCTGCTAGTGAATTAGCTAAACTAGCACCATTTAATGTAATTAATTTAGAAGATAAAGATCTAAAACAACTGGCTAGTTCTGCACAAGACATACTTGATAATAATAAAGATAAGATTGAAAAATTTGTAAGTTTAGCAAAAGTAGAAACAAAAGGACTAATTGCAACAGCTGAAGAGTTAGAAAAAACTATAAAAAGTCTAAAAATATAAGGTAAATATAGAATGAGTACATTAGAAAAAAACTTATATAAATTGGTTCAAGTTGAACCAGTTTCACCGATTAACAAACCTATTGCTAATAGGTCATATCGAGGTCTAAGTACTGTTGATGAAAATAAAGAATTTAAAAAATTTGATGTTGCAATAATAAAACAAGACATACTAAACCACTTATATATTCGAATAGGTGAAAAGTTAGAAAATCCAGAATTTGGAAACATAATATGGGATGTATTATATGAGCCATTTACTGATACACTAAAGCAGTCTATTATACAAAATCTAACAGAAATTGTAGGATCAGATCCCCGAGTAACTGTTGATGCTATTAATGTTGATTCATACGAGTCAGGAATACAAGTTGAGTTTGAAGTAACATATTTAGAATATAATATTAGTGAATTTTTACAGTTAGAATTTGATAGAGACAATGGGTTAATTTAAACACGCACTTTTCTAATACACATAAATACTGTATAATTAAGGAAAGCGCACATGTCCTCAACTGACAGACAAACTAGACTATTAGCAGCCGAAGACTGGAAACGAGTCTATCAAAGTTTTAAATTTGCTGATTTTAAAAGCTATGATTTTGATAATCTAAGAAGAACTATGATTGATTATCTTCGTACTAACTATCCTGAAGATTTTAATGATTATATTGAAAGTTCAGAATATCTAGCACTAATTGATATGGTGGCTTTTCTTGGACAAAATATTAGTTTCCGTGTTGATCTTAATGCCAGAGAAAACTTTATTGAATTAGCCGAACGTAGAGAAAGTGTACTACGCTTAGCCAGACTGTTATCTTATAGTCCAAAAAGAAATCAAGCAGCTAAAGGATTATTAAAATTTACAAGTATATCTACTACAGAAAATGTAGTTGATTCAAATTCTAATAATTTAAGTGGCAGATCAATTGCATGGAACGATCCAACAAATCGAGACTGGTTTGAACAATTTGTTCGTGTATTAAATGCAGCAATGATGACACAAAATAAATTTGGACAGCCGATGGAATTTGCTAATGTAGCTAATATTCCTACAGAGAAATATGCATTTAATCTAGCACAGGTTGGAATTCCAGTTTATGCATTTAGCAAAGCAGTAAGCAGTCAGTCGTTAGATTTTGAAGTAGTAAGTACCGGAATCAAAGACTCAGAAATTATCGAGTCAGCACCTACATTATCTAGCAGTATGAATTTTTTGTATAGAGATAATGGCCAAGGTGCTGCTAGTTCTAATACAGGATTCTTTCTTAATTTTGTACAAGGACAATTACAAAGAGGAGAATTTGTAATTGATAATCCAGTGCCAAACCAAAGAGTTGATATTGATGCTGAAAATATAAATCAATCAGATATATGGCTATACAAGCTAGATTCCAATGGTAATGAACAAGAATTATGGACACAAGTTGAAGCTGTTGAAGGAAATAATGTTGTTTATAATAGTTTAAACAAAGGAATAAAGTCTTTTTATTCTGTTGTTACTCGAATTAACGATAGAATAAGCTTGCGTTTTTCTGATGGTGTTTTTGGTGATTTACCAAAAGGTACTTTTAGAATATATTACAGAACTAGTGTAAACAGAGATTTTACAATATTACCAGCAAATATTAGTAATGTTTCGGTCTCGTTGCCATATATTAGTAGTATTGGCAGGTCAGAAACTTTAACAATAAATTTAGACTTAAAAAGTACAGTAAGTAATGCATCTAGTTCAGAAACTTCAGATAGTATTCGTGATAATGCTCCAAGTACTTATTATACACAAAATAGGTTAATTACTGGTGAAGATTATAATATTGGTCCTTTGGGTATAAGTCAAGATATTATAAAATCTAAAGCAGTTAATAGAACCGCTAGCGGAATAAATCGTAATTATGATCTAGTTGATGCAACTGGAAAATATAGTAATACAAGAATTTTTGGTTCAGATGGCGTTTTATACAAGGAAAACATAACAAAAAAAGAAATGTTTAGTTTTGTTACTCGTACAGATATCGAAGGTGTAATTGAAAATAGAATATCATCTATTTTAAAAGATAAAAATGTAAGAAATTTTTATCTAGATAATTTTCAAAATCAGTCCTATCAATTAATAGGGTTAACATGGTCATCAGTTACTACAGAAACTAATCGGTCTACAGGTAAAATTGTTGATTCTACTGATATAGCTGTAGTTGTAGGTTCATATACTGAAAGTACTTTAAGATTTTTTGAGTCAGGTGCTATGGTTAAATTTACTCCACCAGAAGGATACCATTTTATGCCAGATGGAACATTGATGGCCGGCCCTGCAAGTCACGCAGGATCTTCTACTTATAAATGGACAAAGGTAGTAAGTATTTACACTGATGGAAAAACTAATACAACCACAGGTCTTGGACCAATTACATTAAATGATAAAATTCCAAATGGAGCAATATTATCAGAAATTAAACCAAAATTTGTAAGGACATTAACAGCATTAACTAAAGTAGAAATGATAAACCAAATATTTTCATATAAAACTTTTGGTTTAAGATATGACAGAAACACCAAGCAATGGAAAATTATTCTACAAGATGATTTAAATCTTGTTAATAATTTTAGTACATCGGCAGCAGGCGATACAACTAGTAAGTCATTAGACTCAAGCTGGATATTACTTTTTGAAACAAACGGAACTACTTATGATGTAAGTTACCGATCTCTTCGCTATATTTTTGAAAGTTATAATGAAGTTAAATTTTTCTTTGACCAAAATAAAAAAATATACGATTCAAAAACAGGAAAACTTATTAAAGATACTATTAGCGTATTAAGTATTAATAATGATGTTAATGCCTCGACTAATACGTTAGCTTATACAACTGATTTTAATTGGGAAGTTTCAAAATCATTTTATAATGACGATGGTTATATTAATAATAAAAAATTAGAAATTACTTTTTCTGATTCCGACGATGATGGAGTAGTTGACGATATTGAATTATTTGAAAAAATAGTTAAATCAACTGAGTATGTGTTTACTAAAAAAATAACAAAGAATAATAGTGAAAGTTATGATTATGTTGATCAACAAATCGAAAATATTATAATAGTTACTGATTATGAAAGTATTAATACACTAACAGAAAACAATCCTGTATTTTATACAACGACACTAGGATTATTTTACAATTTGAATAGTACAACTAAAACACTTACCGATAACTATAATTATAACGCATATACTGGAAGAAATAACCTTAAATTTCAATACGTACATGCCACTGATGAAAATACAAGAATTGATCCTAGTTCAACTAATATAATAGATATGTATCTATTAACCAAGCAGTATAATACTAATTATAGGTTATATCTTTCAGGAGTATTAACAACTGCACCGCTTCCGCCGAGTAGTGATTTATTGTATAGAACATACAGTACTGATATAAACAAAATTAAATCTATTAGTGATGAATTAATTTATCATCCAGTAGTTTTTAAACCTTTATTTGGAAAAATAAGTGAGTCAAAAATGCAAGCAGTTTTTAAAGTGGTAAAAAATAATGAAAAAGTTACAAATAATAATGATTTAAAATCTCAAATCATTGCAGCTATTGATCAATATTTTTCCTTAACAAATTGGGACTTTGGCGAAACATTTTACTGGGGCGAACTAAGTGCTTACATAATGCAACAATTGGCTACAAATATAAGCAACATTGTAATAGTGCCAAGAGACCCTAGTAGTTATTTTGGAAGTCTTCAAGAAATAAAAGCAAATGCTGATGAAATATTTATTAGTGCAGCAACAGTCGACGATGTTGAAATAATTACTTCAATAACTGCTGATAGGCTAAAAGCCGAGGGTGCAATTACAATTGCAACTAGCCAACCAAATTTAGCAATACAAAGCGGAACAACTAGTATAGCAGCTTCGACGTATTCAATACAGAGTGGTTCAAGTAGTTCAAGTAGTAGTTCAAGTAGTAGTTCAAGTAGTAGTTCAAGTAGTAGTTCGAGTAGTGGAGGATATAGTTACTAATGGCTAATAAAGATGAAATGTCCTTACCAGTTGACAATAATAATACTGAAAAATCTCATAATTTTTTACCTAAATATTTTAGGTCAGACGCTAATAAAAAGTTTTTGTCAAGTACAGTTGATCAGTTTATTACTCCTGGTAAACTTGAAAAAATTAATTCTTATGCTGGAAGACGACATTCGTTATCGAGAGAAAAAACAGATTTATATTTAAAAGACGTTACTTCAAATAGAGAAGATTATCAATTTGAGCCAGCGTTAGTCCAAAAAGACGAATATGAAAATGTTAATTTTTATAAAGATTATAATGATTATTTAGGTGTTATAAAAAAGTTTGGCGGCGATGTTAGTAATCATAGCAAATTAAATGCATCAGAATTTTATGCATGGAATCCTCATATTGATTTAGATAAGTTTGTAAATTTTAGAGAATACTATTGGTTATCAAATGGTCCAAGATCGGTTGCAATTAGTGGTCAGCAACGAGAAACAGTTAGTACCTACAAAATAACAAATAAGTTAGATAGTAATTCAACAGTATTTGTAGTAACTCCTGATGGAATAAAATATAATCCTACAATAAAACTATATAAAGGACAAACATATAAATTTGATATTAATAGTCCTGGATATCCAGTTGCAATAGCTACAAATAGAAGCTATATAGATCAAGAGTATTCAGCAGAAATTAATACTCAAAATACTAGTAATCTTTATACTACTGGTATAAAAAAATACATTTATAAAGATGATGGCAGTTTAGAATTAACTACTCAGAATTATATTGAAAATGGCATAATTGAACTTAAAGTTAGTGATACAATTCCTGATACATTATTCTATATTAGTGAATTAGATGGTGATGTTAGTGGAATACTTAACTTTTTTAATATTTCAGAAAATTCTCAGATTGATATTGATAATGAAATAATTGGAAAAAGTACATATACACTAGGAACAGGTACTAAATTAAGCAACGGAATGAAGATACATTTTGAAGGAAATGTGATACCAACAAAATATTCAACTGGTTCATGGTATGTCGAAGGAGTTGGAGATAGTATATCATTAATACCTGAAACAGAATTAGTAACTTCGAACGCATTTTCATCTGATAAATCATCACCTTTTGACAATTCTGTGTTTGATGAAGATCCTCTTGATGTAGCTATAACACAGCCTATAACACGAGATTACATTTTAATAAATCGGAACAGTCCTGATCGTAATCCATGGTCACGAAATAATAGATGGTTTCATAAATCAGTAATTGAATCATCGTTATTGGCAAATAATTTGCCAATTGATATAGATGAAAGTACAAGAGCAATTAGGCCTATTATTGAATTTGAGTCGGGTCTTAAATTGTTTAATCATGGTGCTAAAGCAAAGGCACAAGTTGACCTAGTCGATACGTATACAAAAGATGTGTTTAGTACTATTGAAGGAAGTATTGGATACAATGTCGATGGTGTTGATTTAGCTCACGGAATGCGAGTACTTTTTACTGCTGATACAGATATACTTGTGTCAGGAAGAATATATAAAGTAAGAGTACATACACATAACTCAGTTAAACAAATTGGTTTAGTAGAAGAAGCTGATGCATCTCCTTTGGATAACGATGTTGTTTTATCTAAGTTAGGTAATTCTTATAAAGGAAAAATGTTCTTTTATAATGGTAAAAATTGGAAATTAGCACAAGAAAAAACTGCAATCAATCAAGAGCCACTTTTTGATTTATTTGATAAATTACAAAATAATCTAAATGATGAAATTTTATACGATTCAAGTAATTTTGCTGGTAATAAAGTTTTTAGTTATAAAATTGGAACTGGTGTTGCTGACACCGAATTAGGATTTCCTCTATCATATAATAGTATTAATAATATTGGAGACATTGCGTTTAATTTTGATTTACTTACACAATCGGTAATATATCAAACTGCAAGTTTAACTGAAGTTACTTATAAGACTGATAAAGCGTTCTTAAAAAAATATAACACTGATGGAACTACTTTTGAATATACATCTGGATGGAAAAAAGCTAATGTTAATAGTTATCAGCATGTTATACAAACCCTACAAGTATCAACTATTTTAAATAATTTTGATATTGATGTATACGATAATAGTTCTCAACTAACAGACCTTACTGTTCAAGTTTTAGTAAATGGAATTCGTAAAATTGAAAATGTTGATTATACAGTTGATAATACCAGTAATTTCCGACGTATTGTGTTTATTAAGAATTTAAAAACCGAAGACTTGGTAGTGTTTAAATGTTTAAGTTCGGCTGATAAAAACACCAACGGATTTTATGAAATGCCTATTAATTTTGAAAAAAACCCGTTAAATGAAAATATTACATCGTTTACATTAGGTGAAGTTTCGGATCATGTAGATTCAATTGCCGAAGCTCATCCTAGTTTTGATGGAGTACATCCGGGTAGTAATAATCTAAGAGATATAGGAAATTTAGCCAAATATGGTAGACGATTTGTTAAGCACAGCGGCCCTGTAAATCTAGCATTATATCATCTAGCATCTGACGATAGTAATGTTGTTAATTCCTTAAGATATGCTAAAACCGAGTATGCTAAATTTAAAAGAAAATTAATTTTTGAAATAGAAAATAGTGGATTTCATGGTTCGGCCAAAGAACATGCTGATTTAGTACTTTCAAACTTATCTAAAGATTTTATATCTTCAAACGCATTTAAATTTATGGATATGATTGGTTTTGAAAATGAAATAAAAACTAGACATACTATTACATCAACTAGTGTTTCTTATTTTTCATTATCATCAACATTTACACTAGACACATTATCGTCTAAGTCTGTACTAGTATATAAAAACGATCAACAACTTTTGCATGATAAAGATTATACGTTTAAAGATGGATTTGTAAATTTATTAACAACTCCATTAATTAATGATGTAATTGATATTTACGAATATGATTCAACTGATTCGTGGTTTGTGCCTCCTACTCCTACTAAATTAGGGTTATATCCAAAGTATCAGCCAATAAAATATATTGATACAACTTATAATTTTAATACTCCGGTATCGGTAATTCAAGGTCACGATGGATCTTTAATAAAAGCATTTGATGACTACAGAGATGATATTATTTTAGAAATTGAATATAGGATTTTTAATAATATTAAGGCAAAATATGATGTTAACAAACTGGATATTCATGATTTCATTAAAGGAAAATTTCGTAGTAGTGGATTTAGCTCTACAAAAATTAATAAAATATTAATTAGTGATTTTGTTAGCTGGAATGAAACAGTTGGTAATTTAACATATAGTGAAAATAATGATTTTTTAGATACTGACTCATTTTCGTATAACTATTCCTATCTTGGATCATATAACAACGAAGTCCTTAGCGGCAGTTGGAGAAGTATATACAAAGATTATTTTGATACTGATCGTCCTCATTCTCACCCCTGGGAAATGGTAGGGTTTTACATTAAACCAACTTGGTGGGATACTGTTTATGGTGTTGCTCCGTATACAAAGGATAACTTAATTTTATGGCAAGATTTATCGCAAGGTATAATTAGACAACCTGGTGTTGCAATTATCAAAAATAAAAAATATGTACGTCTAGATTTATTAAATTATATTCCAGTAGATTCAAGTGGAAATTTATTAAGTCCGTATGATTCAGGATTAGCACAAAATTTTAATGTGTCGACAGCTAACCAGTCTTGGATGTTTGGCGACTATTCACCAGTTGAAACAGCCTGGCGTAGAAGTTCAGAATATCCTTTTGCATTGTTAACAGCATGGGTATTATCTCAGCCTGCTAAAGTGTTAGGATTAGGGTTTGATACAAGTAGAGTTAACCGAGATTTATCTAACAATTTGGTTTATAGTTCAACTGAAAAACAAATTGAGCTGTCTGAGTTGTTATTTCCAACATTTGATAATGTACAAACAATAAATTATTCTTCAGGATTAATAAATTATATATCAGCATTTTTAATTGGAAAAAATTTAGATGTATATAACTTATATAAGGATACATTAACTAAATTAACAAATCAACTTTCAATAAAACTCGGAGGGTATGCTGATAAATCAAAACTTAAATTAGTTTTAGACAGTCGCAGCCCGTTAAATAAAAATACAGTATTTGTTCCAGATGAAAACTATCAAATATTTTTCAATACTAGTAGTGTTATTGACTTAGTATCAATAAGTGCAATTATTGTTGAAAAATCAAATAAAGGATATTTAATTTCTGGATATAATAAGACAACTCCATTTTTTGACATTTACAAATCTATTCGACAAGTTGGTGATATTCAACTAACAGTAGGCGGAGTTAGCGAAGAATTTATTTTGTGGAGTCAAGAATCTCAATATGTTTCAGGTATAGTAGTACAGTATAATGATGAATATTATAGAACTACTATTACACATGAAAGCACTCAAACATTTGATGATAAAAAATTTACAAAACTATCAAAATTACCGTTAGCAGGCGGAACTACGGCTTTAATTGCTACACACTTTGAAGATACATTAACACGTTATAATTATGGACATTTAATAGAAACTGATCAAGAATTAGTTGATTTTTTACTTGGATACGAACAATATCTTCAACAGCAAGGATTTATATTTGATTATTTCAATAATGAAACTGAACTAGTTGAGGATGTTAATTTACTAATAAAAGAATTTTTGTTTTGGACACAGCAAAATTGGGATAACGGAACAGTTTTAAGTTTAAGTCCTTTTGCTAATGCAGTTGTTTTTGAAAGAAAATATCATGTTGTTGATAATTTAAAAGATTCAAAAAATAATGATTATGTGCTATTGTCAAATGACGGTACTGTAGTAACAAACAATACAATAAGTGTATATCGAGACGAAAAAAATATGTTTGGTATTCAGCCGTTAGATGATAAACATCTAATATATTCTGTAAATCTTCCGTTGGTACAAAGAGAACATATTGTATTAATTGATAATTCTACAGTGTTTAATGATACTATCTATCAAACTTCAACTGGATATAGACAGGATAGAATTAAACTTGTAGGTCATCGAACAGCTGACTGGAACGGAAGTTATAATATACCAGGATTTATTTTTGATGATCCAAAAATTTCTGATTGGCAAGTGTGGAGTGACTATACAATTGGCGATGTAGTTCGGTATAAACAATATTATTATTCGTCTAATACTACACATTCAAGTACAGAAAAATTCAATCCAGTTTTTTGGACGTTATTAGATCAAAAACCAACTCGACAACTTTTGCCTAATTGGGATTATAAAGCATTACAGTTTACTGAATTTTATGATTTAGATAGTGACAATTTTGATTCTGAACAACAAAGAATGGCGCAGCATCTAATTGGATATCAGCCTAGAGAATACCTATCAAATATTATCGCAGATAGCTCAAGTGAGTATAAATTTTATCAAGGATTTATACAAGAAAAGGGTACTAAAAATTCGTTAACTAAATTGTTTGATAAATTAAGTACTGCTGATAAAGATAGCTTAGAGTTTTATGAAGAATGGGCATTAAGAGTAGGAAATTTTGGATCGTTTGATAACATTGAAGAATTAGAATTTAAATTAGATGAATCAAAGATAAAATTAGAACCTCAAATATTTGAATTAACTGACAATACAACATCTCGAAATGATTTAGTATATGAATTAACAAATAATTCATTACAACTTACTCCTGATGGTTATAACAATAATCCATTTGTTGAAAAATTTGATAATAATTTTTTTACAAGATATTCAGGATTTGTAAATGATAATGATGTTTCATTTATTGTTACCTTTAAAGATAATATACTTGATTTAAATCTTAATGCTATCTCAGCCGGTGAGTTTATCTGGGTTACACACGAATTAACTAGTTGGAATGTTTATAGAATCATACATGCAGACGAACTTACAATTAATAGTTTTGCACTAAACTTGCCTGAAGAATCACGTATAGATCAACAGGGAAATTTTGTACAGGGATTTACTTGTTATTTTAACGGGTATGTTAATCTAAGTGTTAATGATATAATTGGTATACGTTCAGATAGTATAGTTACAGGATTTTATAAAGTAAACAGTGTATTAGCTAAAGATGGATTAACTGAAGTTGGGTTACTAACATCTCAAGCAATCAATGAAGAAGATCAATTTCCAACACTAAGCTCAACAACCGTGCTTAAACTTGTAACTCGCAAATTTGCAGATGTTAACATAGCAAATAGTACAGCAATTGATTTGTATAATACACCAGGAGATCGCATATGGTTAGAAAACAACGGTAATAGTTTATGGGAAGTTTATCAAAATCAAAGTATGTTTAAACTGCATAACGAAGTTATTAATCCTGTTGAACTTGACAGCACTACTGACGAATTTGGTACAAGTATTTCATCAAACAAATTAAATAATATTGTTACTATAGGATCACCAACACATAATAATATTGGACGTATAGGTATATTCACAAGAAATACTGAGTTTGAAAATTTAATTCAATCTCAGGCGTTAATACCAGTTGATAGCTTACATAGCACTTCGTCTAATTATGGATTTTCTACATCAATTACGTCAACTGATAGATTTATTGCAGTTGGTGCTCCGCTAGCAACAAATGTTAAGTCAAAATTAGTCGGAACACTATCTAGTAGTGGAAATTACAGTGCAGGTGATATTGTACTTGATAGAGGAATCTTATGGGAAGCACGTAGAACTATAACTGGAGACAACAGTACAATTACTGACCAGAGTCACGATTGGAAAGTTGTATCTATGCTTACAGCTGATAAAGACGGAACATCAAGCGGGTTAAGCAATCAAGGTTTAGTATATCTATATGAAAAAAATTATCAAACAGGCGCTTATGGGTTTCATTCGTGTGTAATATCGCCAACTCCGACAACAGATGAAAAATTTGGATATCATGTTGAAATAAGAAAAACAGTAGGCGAGGAAACCTACAGACTATTTGTCGGTGCTCCAGGAGCAGACCGTATTTATTTTATAGATTATGATGGGTCTACTTGGAATTATAGTATTGATAGAAAATTTAAAGGTGAATATAGTAACTCAGTTCAATATAACAACTTAGACATAGTGCTATATAATGAAGAATTGTATCAAGCAAGTATTACAATGACTGCTGGAAGTAATTTACCTACTATAACAGCAGCATGGACAAAAATATCAGATCCGACCTTGAGTACTGTTAGTCTTATTGAACACACAGGATATGTTCCTCGTACAGGAATGAATATTGCAGATGAAGCAGATGATTCATCTGCTGATAGTATTGTTAATATTGGAAAAATATTTGATGTTAACGAATTAGGCGATGTATTAGCATTTAAGTCGTCAGACGGATTTGATAATAAAATTTCAGTATATTTTAATCAATTAGGTAGATGGAAATACATACAAGATATTAGTTCAGCAAACACACATGAACAATTTGGATATTGTCTTGCAGTTAACGATACCGGTGATAAAATTGCAATCGGTGCACCCGGAAATGATGAAACAGGAATAGATCAAGGTTGTGTTTATGTATACAAAAAAACTACTATTAATAATGTATCAACTTATAGTCTAGATCAAACATTAAAAAGTATACATCTAGAAATAAATGAATTTTTTGGAACCAGTCTTGATTTTAGTAAAAATAAACTTGCAGTATCAGCAAAAAATACCGATCGTAGATTGTCAATAAGTTTTGATACGTATGATGAATTTATACAAAAATATATTGTTGATCAATTAGCAGACCACACATTAGTTTATTCAAAATATGTATTAGATTCATTAGGAACAAAAAATGATTCAATTACAACTTTTGATAGCAATTCAACTACTTTTAAAAATGTTACCAAAGATACAGGCAGAATTTTTATATTTCAAGATATTGGAAATAATTTTATATTTGCCGAAGATGTTGATTATCAAAGAAAAACAACAGGATCTGAGTTAGAAAATTTTGTGTTTTCAAACAATCATATATACATAGGTCTTCCAAATGTTGATCCTGCTGACACTAGTGACAGTACAATTGTTAATTTAACCACGGCTGATTCAGTTGGAATAGTTACAGATTTAAGAGCTGATATTAATATTGATTCTTGGACATCGTTGTCAGTTCAAGATGGAATGATAAATCTTGACAAAATTAAACGAGTATTACTATATTCAGCAGATACAGATGATCTTTTAACTACATTAGATGTTGTTGACTGTCGTCAGGGAAGAATACCTCGTGTTGCAGATGTTGAAATATCGTATAAAACATTTTATGATCCTGCAATATATTCAGTTAATACACAAGACGAACTTGGAAATATTGTGGCAAATGTAGTAGTTGATGAAAGTTCAGCATGGAACGAAGAATATGAAGGACGACTATGGTGGAACTTGTCAACTTCTGCATGGTACGATCCTTATCAAGGCGATTCACATTATAGATCAGCACATCGTAGTAAGCTAATATTTGGAACTAGTATTGATATTTACGAATGGGTTGGCACATCATTGACTCCAAGTCAATGGCTGTCATTGAGTAACACTAACGAAGGAATTTCAAATGGAGTGTCTGGAGTACCATTATATGGCGATCAAGCATATAGTATAAAACGAGTATTTGATAGTGTTTCTAAGACATTTAGTGAAAAATATTTTTACTGGGTTAAAAACAAAAAAACAATCCCATCGGTTAATTTTAGAACACTTGATGCAATGTCGGTTGCAAATCTTATAGCAGATCCAGCTTCGCAAGGATATCGTTATGTAGAAATACTCGACACTGATAAATTTATATTACACAATTGCAAAAGTTTTATTGAAGGAACTAATTCTATATTACGTTTTGAATTATTAAAAGATGAAAATCTTCAAGTAAATTTACATCGTGAATATCAATTGTTAGCTGAAGGTGTTGTCAGTAGAGAAAAACTAAATCACGAGATTGAACAAAAATGGTTAGATAGTTTAGTTGGATACGATTTACAAGAAATACAACTACCAGATTTATCATTACCAGTTAGCAATAGATATGGAATTTTAAATTATCCACGTCAAGGAATGTTTATTAATAACAAAGAAGCATTAAAGCAAGTTATTGAGAGAGCAAATTCAATATTATACAAATACCAAATTGTTGATAATTATGATATATCAGGACTATTAACTTTTGATAAAATTCCAAATGCTGACACTGGAGTATATGATTCGATAGTTGAAACTATTGAAGATCTTGATAATATAATAATGGCTAAATTTGAAAAGGCTGAACTATTGCCTGTAATTAGTAATGGAAAAATAATTAGAGTTAATATTATAAAATCTGGAAGAAGTTATGTAAATGCTCCAGTTATAAAGATAACTTCATCTAGCGGAATTGGCGCAGTACTACAGTCAACTATTAATAATTTAGGACAGATAACAAGTGTTACTGTAAGAGATTCGGGGAAAAAATATTCATCTAATACTACGTTAACAGTTCGTGATTACACTGCTTTAGTTAAAACAGATTCAACCGTTGAAAACGTTTGGACTATTTACAAGTATAATAAAATTACTAGAATATGGGAAAGAACCAATATTCAATCTTATGATACACGACAATATTGGATTTATAAAGATTGGTATGCTGACGGATATGATAAACTAACAACAATTAACAAAAGTGTAGATCAAAGCTACCAATTATTTTTATTAGACTGTGAAATTGGTGATATAGTAAAAATTAAAACCATTGGCACAGGCGGTTGGCTATTGTTAAAGAAAATTAACGATACTGATACGGAAGACTATACAGTTAATTATCAAACTATTGGTAGAGAAAATGGTACAATAGAATTGTCAACATCTCTATACGACACAATTACATCTAGTAAGGGATACGATTCAAAATTATATGATACTTCGTTCTATGATAAAGAACCAGTTGAAGAATTACGAATAATTATGTCAGTACTTAAAAACAATATTTTTATTGCAGATCTTGAAGTTGAATATTATAATTTATTTTTTGCCAGCTTACGATATGCGTTTGCAGAACAGCCAGGACTAGACTGGGCATTTAAAAGTAGTTTTGTAACAGCTAAACACAATCTTGGTAACTTTAAGAAAACAAGAAATTATCAAAATGATAATTTAGAAAATTATCAAGATTATGTTAACGAAGTAAAACCATTTAAAACTAAAGTACGAGAATATATATCAAGTTACGAAAATATATCTAATACGCAGACTATGACGTCTGATTTTGATCTTCCTCCGAGTTATCATGATGGATTAATTGAAACTTCGTCGGCTGTATATAACAAAACAACAGATTTAATATCAAACTTAGATACAAGATATAATAATTATCCGTATAAAAATTGGAAAGATAATGTTGGATTTGATATAGCTTCGATAAAAGTTATCAACGGCGGAAGTGGATATATA